TTAACGAGGCTGAATATAAAGCAAACGAACAGGATTTAAAAAGTCAGGTTAACGCTCAAAAATCCATTGTTTTTAATTACAAAGCAGAGCTTGTTAATTGTCAGGTTAAATATACCGAACAGAAAGATAAAGCCAAATTTCGCGGGAAAGTACTAATCGGTTCCCTTTCATTAAACATAGCCCTTATAGGCATAGGGGTTATCTTGTTAAAAACACCATAATAATTGTTGCAACATTTATTATATATTTGGGGTTAATAACCACAAGTAATGGCTTTGAGCAAAAATAATATTATCGACATTATTATTAACATTCTAACTGATGGAACGTTATCTGATGAAACAAGAATAGACCGTAACATTATTTCGCACATGGTTGATTCAGCCCGCACCCAGCTTATTATTGCTGATTACAACAAATACGGAGTGGTTAGGCAAGAATGGTTAACAGATTTAGGACTGTGGGATTTTCACGAAGTTAATTTTTCAGATGACCCGAATGTAACATATTGCGAGTGTAAAATAAGCAAATCGTTTGTTCCTAAAGTTGTTTCTATAACTGGTGAGGGAGGTAATCCTGATATTGGATTTACTTCTATAAAAACAAAGCAGTATAACAAAACAAAAATAGCACAATGATGAATATTTCAATAGCTCAGGCTTTAGACGTTTACACCCAACTAATTTTAGCGATGGATGGCAAAGCGTCACACGGTTACGAAGCCGAAATTTACGCTTACAAACTTTTGCCGAATATGCCGTCGGAAACTTTTGGAAAAACGGGTGAATTTAGAAACGCTTATTACAAAGCCGCGTTAGCTCTATGCGAATTATGTTACCACATGAAAGAAGAATGGAAAGTGGAAATCACAATTAATGAAAAACAAATAGAAGTTTGGCGGTCAATGTGTGCTATGAACCAATTCGTTTTCGATCATAGAGTAAAAGTTTACGTTAAAAAACAATACCAATGATCGAAGAACTACTAAAAGAAACAGAAACAAAGATTATTCACGGTAGAATAGAGATGTTCTATAAAGATGGATTTTTTCATGTAATTGATAGTGGGTTAAAGGTTCAAACAAAAACCATAAGCGTAGGGTTTGAATCAGCCCTGCAAACTTTTTGGTATAGCGTGAATAAGTAAAAACAAAAACTGATTAAACTTTTTTCATTGTCATTGCATCCGGTTCCTATTTAGCCGGGTGCGCTTTTAAAAATTGGCAAAAATTCAACAATATTTCCGTAAATTCACCATGATTATCAGTTGTCTAAACCGGAGCGTAATAGCCACATGAAACATATCAAGAGTAGTATGATAGCCGCAATTATTGTGTATAATAGGTTTGACAACTTGGTGGAGTGGATAAGGTGCTGGAATATGTCGGACACCGAAGGCACAACTCTCTACATTATCCACAACTGCGACGATCCAACAGAAGGAAATAAATTCAAGTCATTTTGCGACAATCATGGCATCGACTATGTATCCCGGCAAAACATAGGCTTTGACATTGGTGCTTTTCAAGATGTATGTATGGGGAGGCTTGAAGGGTTTCCAAAAGAATGGGATTATTTATTTTGGGCAACCGACGATACACTCCCTATGAGAAAGGATTTTATCAAACCATTCCTTAAGCCTGATGGTGTGTTGTGTCTTGAAATATCCAAACAGATCAAGACCCACATCAGGACTTGTGCATTTTCAATAGATCGGGATACGGCCATCCGATTAATATTTCCCAACGACCCAGTAACGACAAAAGTGGACTGTTACCAATTCGAGCATCGATCAAAAATGGCTTTCTATGAACAAGTCGTGAGGATAGGTAAGAATGTCGTACAGACAGGGAGCATTGCAATGGCGACACTTTGGGATACTGGGCATCGTAAGACTTTGAAAAGGATGGACGAACATTATAAAGTATTTGAAAAAAGAAAAATGGATAATAAGATTTGCATTGTCACAACGTTTGACAGGAATTACAAAGAAGCCGGAAAGACCCTATTCAACTCGATCAGAAGACACACGAATTGCGATGGTATAGATTTTAAAGTAATCACTGCGGATGAGGAAGTGTTGAACGAATTTGGAAAAGAAAATTGCCACTTCATCACAGAAGAAATAAAGGCAAGGTATGCCAATGTCAAGTACAGCAAAGAATTGCCCGTTGAAAAATACTCGTCTTCGTGGTATCGATACGAAATATTCAACATGACGCAGTATGACCGGGTGATCTGCATTGACTCCGATTGCATCTGCGTAAGGGATATATCCTACTTGTTCAGTGAGGAATTAAACGAATACGATTTAATTTCGGTAGAAGACCATATCGTTTCCAAATGCTTTAATAAGCTTGTTCCCCAATTGGAGCGACAGGGACTTCGCCTGGCCAAACTCACTAAAAGAATGTCAGAGGGCAAAATAGACATACAACCAGCGCTATTGGTAGCCAATAAGGCCATTATAAATAAGAAGTGGTACAAGAAGCTATTAAAGTATGCAAATACGACTACTTTCTCATACTCTATTGACGAGGGTGTTTTGAATGACTTCATTTACGCTGAGAAGATAAAAATAAAGCTACTTCCGCTAGAATGGGATTACCAAGATATTTATGAGATGGTGGTTCCGGGATTGCCTGTTCCTTCTGAACCGTATATTGTGCATTGTCAGGAGTCTAAACCGTTCAAAAAGTCAAAGAAAAATTTGGACAAGAGGGTGCATAAATGGCATGACATGTGGTGGAAAGAAGCCAATCATATAGAGAAACAAGAAAAAACAATTCTAGTTATTATCGTGTGGAACAGGTTTGACAATCTAAAACTATGGATAGATTGCTGGAATCAATGCGAGAAAATGGGTGCAGAAATGGTAGTTATCCACAATCAGGAAAGCGATAATAAGAGATACTTGAAATTATGTAAAGAAAACGGGATAAGATATGTACCCCGACAAAACAAGGGCTTTGATTTAGGTGCATTTCAGGATGTATGCAAAGAAAGACTGAATGGATTTCCGAACGAATGGGGTAATCTAATCTGGATCACAGACGACTGCATCCCAATGTCAAAGAATTTGGTCGGGGAGTTCTTAGGGAAGATGTCTGATACAGATATTCCTTGTTACGAAATATCTGACGAGGTAAAAAGGCACATCAGAACCACAGGCTTCCTTGTTACGAAGGAAATATCAAGGAAACTTACTTTCCCAAGAGATCCAATACGGGATAGGGAGGACTGTTATCAATTTGAACATAAAAGCAAAACAGCCTTTTATGAACAAATTGTTAGAATGGGTAAAGTCCCCGTTATGGTTAACAAAGACTTGTGGCAATCCCCTTTATGGGATGCAGGAGTGAGAGGACATTTGAACTTAATGAGAAAACATGAAGGAATTTTTTCATACGAAAGAACTCACACTCCTAACATAGTTATAAACAGTCTTTTGGATAGTTTAGCAGTTCTGCATAACGCAGACAAATCTTCACGGTATCATAATTATGCCGTGAAGTATGATAAGATACTGGCTCCGTATAGAGAGGCGTTTACGTCAATTCTTGAAATTGGAGTAGCGCAGGGGCAGTCTATCCTAATGTGGACTGATTACTTTCAAAAGGCTACTATTCACGGAGCTGATATTTCTCCCGCATCGGCTGGCTGCGTGAATTATTCCCCCGACAGAATTAAGTTCCATTTGCTCGACCAAAGAGACAGGGCACAACTCAAAAACATGGAACAGTTTTCACCATTTGACCTGATAATAGATGACGGAAATCACTTCTGGATGGAACAGATATTGACTTTTGAGACTCTTTTTCCCTATCTTAGACGCGGAGGCATCTACATTGTAGAAGATACAACCACTTCTTATTGGAAAGAGTACAAAAACCATCTAGTTTCGCCCGTGGAATACTTTAAGGCACTGGTTGATGAAGTTCATCTCAAGGGGAGAAGGGGAAGTATTCCGGCAGACCGGCCAAAAGAGTTTAATGATTTTGAGAAGGGATGGCACAGGCGCGAGGACTGTCATACCGGCGTACCTGATTTTGAGAGTATTTCCTTCTATAATGGTTTCGTGGTGGTAACAAAAAAATAATATATGAAAAAGACAAGTGGGATTTACTCAATTACTAATACCGTCAACGGTAGGAGATATGTTGGAAGCACAAGGGATTATAGTAGCAGGATAGGGACACACTTCTGGCTTTTACGAAAGGGCAAGCATGGTAACAGAAACCTTCAAACCGACTTCAATGAGTGTGGAGAGGCTGCTTTTGTAGCTGCACTTATAGAACAAGTTCCCATTGAACTTCTCCTTGACACAGAACAGAAGCACTTGGATAAAAACAAAGGCGGTTATAATATATACGCAGATTCGCATGGCAGGGGAGCGAAGCATTCACAGGAAACGAGGGCAAAAATTGGTGACGCTAACAGGGTGCGTATTTTTTCCCAAGAAACGAGGGATAAAATGAGTGCCTCTGGCAAAGTGAAAGTATTCTCCCCAGAACACATAGCCAATATGAGTGCCTCTGGAATGGGGCGTATTGTTTCACAGGAAACTAGGGATAAAATAGGCGCAGCACACAAAGGAAAAATATATTCACCAGAAACGAGAGCCAAGATGAGGGCTGCTCAAAACGCAAGGGATAAAAGACCGCTGAAGCCCGTTTTTTGCACTACCAATAATACGAGATACAAGAGTCAAAAGGATGCAGCGAGAGAATTAAATGTGTTTGCATCCAATATATCAGCGGTGGTAAGGGGTAAACTGAAATCAACTGGGGGGTATAAATTTATATTATGCGAATAATGGTTCCATCGTAATTTATAAAAAACGAAAGCAATTACACAATGAAAATACTTCTTTTTGGCGCAAGCGGCATGCTTGGAAAGGAATTACAGAAATTAAATTCTAAATTGATTTGTCCTGCACACAAGGAGTGCGACATTAACCGATACGAAGACGTGTTTAAGGTAATTAGCATTTACAAGCCCGATGTAGTTATCAATGCAGCATCCATAACTGACAATCGCTTAGTGGACAAGAGGCCGCAGTCTGCCATACAAACCAATATTATCGGAGCATCTAATGTAGCTATTGCCTGTGCTGAATTTAATAAGAGATTGGTATTTATTAGCACCGACTATATTTATAATGGCGCCAGGGGTAATTATAAAGAAACAGACGACATACAACCGTTTAATCTTTACGCATGGAGCAAATTAGGTGGAGAATGCGCTGTAAAAGGAGTAAAGAACCATTTAATTATCAGAACATCATTTGGCGCAGTAACATTTGACTACAACATAGCATTTGTGGACAAGTGGGTAAGCAAGGATTACGTAGATATAATTGCACCACTTATTTATGAAGCCGCATTAAGTCCGTTGACAGGAATAGTAAATATTGGCACGGAGCGTAAAACGATATACGAACATGCCATTAAGAGAAACCCCGACGTAAAACCTATAAAGTTATCGGAAACCAGCTTTTTCACGCCTTATGACACATCACTTAACTTGCAGAAGTGGAAGGATTACAAATCTGAAAGGTCAATCTGCAATGCACATACCAAATGCAGGGCATGTGATTGTACAGAACTTATAAAATATCTTGATCTGGGCTTGATGCCGCTATGCAACAATCTTGAAATGACATCTAAGGATGCGAAAGCGGCTCCCAGATACCCTTTACAGGTGATGCTATGTGAAGAATGCGGACTTTCACAGTTGTCAGTAGTTATTGACCCGGTTACGATGTTTTCTAATTATGTATATCGATCATCGGTTAATAAACCGTATGTTGAACATTGTAGGCGTATGGCGAAAAGCATGACCTTCCTTGACAAAAACAGCTTTCATATTGACATTTCGAGCAATGACGGGACACTATTGAAGGAGTTCAAAGAAGAAATCGGGCTAAAGGTATTGGGGGTTGATCCGGCAAGCAACCTAGCTGCTATTTCAGAAGCGCAGGGGATACCAACCATTGCCGATTTTTGGAGTGATGGGGTGGGTCGAGAAATTGTAGAGAAACACGGCCATGCAGACCTGATAACCGCCACAAATGTATTTGCCCACGTTGACAACATCGAGGAGTTCCTATCGACAGCACGTTATGTCATGGCTGATAATGGGTTGCTTGTCATTGAGTGCCCATACATCATAGATTATTTGGAGAAGATGGAGTATAACCAGACCTACTTTGAACATCTGTCGTATATGTCGGTGCGTCCTATTGATAGGTTGTGTAAGAGGTTGGGAATGAAGATAGTCGATGTTGAAAAGCACGACATTCATGGAGGAACTATAAGGGTCAGCATTTCAAAGGGCAATGACAAGTGGAGTGAAAACAGTTCTGTTAATAGCTATTTGGAAATGGAAAGTGAACGTTTACCAAAACAGGCTTATTTGGAATGGAGTGGAAAAGTAAATGAGAACATTGCGGAGGTCGGCGAAAAGATACTGAAGCTCAAAAAAGAGGGCAAAAGCATTGTAGGAATTGGTGCGTCGGCAAAGGGCAACACCCTCTTAAACTCTCTTGGATTTACAACCGATATTGTTGACGCAATCATTGACGAGACATCTGAAAAGATCGGAAAGTTTTCTCCCGGAACTGGGATACCGATAGTCCACAAGCGGTTTTTTTCAAAAACCAAACCGGATTACGCGCTCATCCTGGCCGAGAACTTTAAGGATGCTTTGATGCAGAAGGCCAGGGAAGCGGGGTTCGAGGGTGATTTTATTTTGGCAATTCCTAAATTTGAAATATGTCCATAAAAATAGTGTTTCATCGTTATAGCAATGGCGTTAGCCAAAAGTGGTTAATGCCTTTTTTTAATTGCTGAAAGATTGTATCTTTGGAAAAACAAAAACTAACTCCCTATGTCAGAAAGAACAGACCCAACAACAAAAAAGGTTTATTATGAAGTTCCGCCTGATAAAATAGGGTGGGTATTAGTCCAGATGGAAGCTTACGGTTGGGAATTTTGGGGTTCTGGAAAACGAGAACCGATAATGAAACATTATGTTTCAGCAACCAGCAGGAACTGGGATGGACACCGGTGTATATTTGAGTTAAACATGAAATACAAAGAATTGGCAATTACCTCTGATTTATTGATGAAAGCAAACAACAAGGATTTATCTGGAATAAAACCAACTACTGATATTGTTAATTTACTAAGCACGCTGTAAAATAATGGACACAAACCAATCAAAACCAGAAATAGAAATCCACGTAAGCGAAATTTTGGGGAATCCCGGAACGGTTGTAATTGAAAAGCAAAAAGAGTAATCTTGAATAACAGACTATAACATGCCGGATAAAGAGGAAATAAAGTTAGACCCTAAAAACGCGCGGCTCCACAACGAAAAGAACAAATCTTTAATCAATAAGTCTTTATCAGAATTAGGCGCAGGACGTAGCATTGTAATTGACGGCGATGGATTTGTCATTGGAGGCAATGAAACGCTTACACAGGCAAGAGAATTGGGTTTAAAAGAAAAACTAATCCAAACCGACGGAACGGAATTAATAGTAGTTCAAAGAACTGACCTAAAGTACAAGGACAAAAAGCGAAAGGAGTTAGCAATAGTTGACAATTCCGCTACCGATTCAAGTTCCTTCAATGAAGAAATGTTTGAAGATGAACATTACAGCGAAGTTGATTTTGAGGAGTGGGGAGCGCAAAGAACTGAATACAACGAAAACAGCACCGACTATTCAGAAAAAAACAAAGAGGTTGACGTTGATAGTTTTGAGGATAAAATGGCAATAAAGCTTGAATACACGATGGAAGAGTATCACGAAGTAAAAGCCGCATTGAATAAGATTGCACCAACACCAGAGCAAGCAGTATGGCAGCTATTAAACCTTTAAACGATCACTTGTTTGCATACAAATGGTATTTGAAAGATGGATACCCAGCACTCGGTATAAATTATCATGGTTGCAAAGTATTTGGAACGTTCGTTTGTGGCGGTGGGTCAACGATGGGTTATAAGATGGCAGGGTATGACCATTTAGGAGGCGTGGAAATTGATAAAAAGGTAGCTGAAGTATATCAACTCAATCACAACCCAAAACACTTCTATTTAGAAGATATACGGCTTTTCAACAAAAGAACTGATTTACCCAAAGAATTATTTGAACTGGATTTATTAGACGGTTCCCCGCCGTGCAGTAGTTTTTCAATAGCAGGAAACCGTGAAAAAGATTGGGGTAAAGAAAAGAAGTTCCGAGAAGGTCAGGAAAATCAAGTTTTAGACGATCTGGTATTTGAGTATATAAAGACAATCAAAAAGTTACAGCCGAAAGTTGCGCTACTTGAAAACGTCAAAGGATTAATTCAGGGCAATGCCAAAGCCTACGCTAAAAAATTGAAAAGTGATTTTGAACAGGCTGGGTATAAAGTACAGGTATTTTTATTGAATGCCGCATCAATGGGGGTACCTCAAAAACGGGAACGGGTTTTCTTTATTGGATTAAGGAATGATTTTAAATTGAATGAGTTGGTTTTGAGATTTAATCAAAAGGAGATTTTGTTCAAGCTTTTAGACGACGGTATAAACGTTTTCAGAAAAAGGTTGTCGGATAAGTATAAAACAAGATGGGAAAATACTGGCAATGGGGAAAACCCGAAAGCAAAATCAGGGAATACGTTTGGATTTTTATATAAAACATGCCCGAAAAAAGTTGTAAGTACAATTACTGCCGGCGGAACGTATTGTTATTATTCAAACCCACAAGAACTAACAGATAGCGAATATTGCAAAATAGGTAGTTACCCGCTTGATTATAATTTTAATGGGTTGGAACCAAAATACCTAATCGGAATGAGTGTACCGCCTGTAATGACAGCTCAAATAGCGAATCAAATTTACATTCAATGGCTTTCTAAGATAGCTAACTAAAAACGGTTAAAAAACGGTTAAAAGATTGGCAAGAGAAGATATACATAAAGACGGGGAAAAAACCCAATTTAGCAAAGAAAGCCAGCCAACGCCAGAAGCCAAAAGCGAAGGTTGGAAGAAACGCCGTACCTTGAAAGAGTTGGCAGATGCCCTTTTAAACTTAAAAGGAATAGAGAAAGCAAAGGAAACAGCGATAGCAGTTGGAATGGATTTATCAGATGACGAGTTCACTTTGGAAATAGTAATGACATTGAGGCAGATAGAAAAAGCGCTCAAAAAAGGTGATACTCCGGCTTATAATGCAGCGATGGATAGAATGGTTGGAAAGCCTTTGGCAAGCATTGAAGTTGATAATACGCACAAATTCGATCCCGATCAAATGAAATCATGGTTAGATAAGTTTTCCAGCAAAGTACAACCCGACAAAATAGACGATCTATAAATAAATGCTAAGTGCCAAACAAGAAAAAACATTGTGGTATTTGGAATCTGAAACTTACAGAGATGTTGAGGATGTTTTCTTTGGAGGAAGTGCCGGGCCTGGCAAATCTTTTCTTGGTTGTTTGTGGCAAATAGAGCGTCGAAGGAAATACCCCGGCACGAGGGGGCTTATAGGCCGTTCAAAGTTAAAAAATCTAAAACTTACCACTTTAAACACTTTCTTTGACATTTGGAAAAAAGAATATCAAGGGCGGTTTAAAGATTTCGACATGAATCTTAACAGTCAGGATAATGTAATATACTTCACAAACGGATCAGAGATAATTTTAAAAGACCTCTTTCTATACCCATCCGATCCTGATTTCACTTCTTTGGGTTCGCTTGAGATTACAGACGCTTTTTTTGATGAGTTGCCAGAAATAACGGAAAAGGCTTTTACTATCGCATGTTCCCGGATAAGATACAAGTTAATCAACGGGGTTCCAAAAGCATTATCAGCCGGAAACCCTGCAAATAATTGGGTAAAACATAGATATGTAAGTGATGAGCAAAACAAACCAGTAATTTTACAGCCCTACCAGAGATTTGTAGCCACAACGGTTGATGATAACCCTGACGTTGAATTTAGGGAGCAATACAAAAAGAACCTTGAAAAGCTACCATACTTTGACCGTATGCGGCTATTATACGGTGACTGGACTGTGATCGACAATAATAACCCGTTCTTTTACGAGTTCAATTATAATACCCATACCGTGCCGGATATTGAATTAAGAAACGATGTTGAATTGATATTGTCTTTTGATTTTAACGTTAACCCATGCACTGCGATATTGGGGTATGTGGTTTATGGCGAAGGGATTTATTATGTACGGGAATTTAGCGCAAATGGTGGAACAAGAAGGCTGTTAGAACAATTGGAGTGGATGTTGGATTTAAACCAACCTATAAGGATAACAGGCGATAATTCAGGGCATTCCCGGCAAAGTTCGGCTAACTTTACAGATTATCAGATTATCGAAGACTTTTTCCGGCAAAGGGTCGAAGGTCGAACGCATAAGGCCAACGGATCACATCTTCACTCAAAAAAGATTTCAAACCACTTACTTTATAACGTGCCTTGTTTTTTCTCTCGCAAAGGTTGCCCATCTCTGATTAATCAGATTATGGCAGCAAAAAAGAAAGACGACGGAACACTTATAAAAGACGATAGCCCAACCGGAAACCACTTAACGGACTGTTACCGGTATTTCAATAACTTACTATTTCCTAGCGTAAAAGAGATTAACAACTTCGCAATGCTTTGTGATAAGTTGGCAGCTTAGAAAAATATTTCTTAAATTTAGGTATGCAAAACAAAGATAACAACTTACTAATCGAAGGGATAAAGATAGGGGAGGACACTATTTACACTTTCAAAAACCTTGACATTGTTCCTTTGCTAAGAGTTGAGGCATACGCAGCCCGACACTACGAAATAAATAATTTAGCGGTTATAAGAACGGATTTAAAGGCATTTTGTCAGACAATTGAGGAATACGGCAATCAGGGTGAGCACATGAAAGTACAACAGCTAAACGGGTATTTTATGACGCTTCTTGACAAGCCTATGACATTATACCCGATGATATATTTGGCAAGCCCGTTTATAGTTCTGAATGACGAACCTATTGACCAACTTTTGCCGGAATATGAAGCTAAAAAAACCGATCTTGCATTGAAAAACAGTGAGGTGGAATCTTTTTTTTTGGGGTTAATTCTCGATTTAGATCCTTCATGGAAGGATTCATTGCCGTATGGAGCGCAGCAGGTTTATTCGAATCGGAAACAGAGATTGATCGAGGAGATATTCCAGAAAGAAATATCTGGAAAAAAAACCACAATGTAGAAATGCTGAAATATTGGCAAGGTAGGAATATTGAATTATTTTCGGTAGGCAGTCAAATGAATTATAAAATTGAAGAGTTGTTGAAAATGGCTTATGTGGAATATTAATTTAAACCCTTCACCCATCGCTGCTACCCTGTCAACGATTACCGTTACTGCTGCACTAAGTCCGGCAAAAGCCCTCTTAACAGCATCAATACCTTTTTGACTTCTTGTAAAGAAAAATGCCAATGCGGTTACTATTATCCCAATTGGTCCCAACAAAGTAACAAACCCTATCCTTAAAATAGCTAATGCTTTTGCCATTCCGGTAGAAGCGCCAACAGCTTTCACCATACCAGAAACACTTCTTAAAATTCCGCCCCCAAATTCTTTTATGTCATCAATAGCATTATTCACCCTTGTTCCAAGAAGTTCCATAGCCCTACCCCAAAGGCTTGTTTTTTTTGTAGCCTTATCACCTT